CTATGTCTCTACTTTTATCTTAAATGAAAGAGCCGTGTCAACGATGGCTTTTCGCCGAAGCCATTTCTCTGCTTCACCCGTTGTCGGCTCTTGCCCGAACAACTCTAAATGTTCCGCATCAAGCAACTTGATTTTATCCAAAATCCGATCAATCATGGCAAGTTCTTCTACTGGTTGTTTTAATGCTCTATAGCAAGTACAGCAAATGCTCATGGCTCGATAATCTTTCTCTTTGTCAATGATAGGAAGGAGCATTGCAAGCGCCTTCTCAGGGTCGCTGGTGCGCATCTTATATGCCCCGCTTATCTCTGGATATAAAGTGGCATCAAAGACCTGGCATGATGAAACGACTTCTGGACTTGGATATTTAATTTCAACTGCACTAGGGTACATAAACTCAACCCATGAATCACCAGAACGACTAATACGGACCATCTTCACTTCATCAATGTACTCATAAATGGAATATGCCGAATAAAAGTCTATCCACCCTAACAGCACATCTTTGTCATCATACACTTTGATGGCATATCTTCTTCTGGGATCGCTCTCGTCACGGCTCAATCGCAGTGACTGCATGAAAGAACAGTCTCTGAGAGCCTTTATTGACTCTATTGGCAGTTCTCTGTTGTTTACTATTCTTGCTCTGCCCTCTTTATAACCAGCCTCTGCAAGTTTGTTGACATCTAAAATCATCATTTGTCGCATGGTCAACTGCTCCGGATCTGTAATAAAATCAGGTTGGGCACATTGCTCTTGCGAGAAGTGGACTAGCGCATCAATATAGGGAATGTCATGGTTTGATTTGTTCACAATGACGCATTTGTCAACACAATCAATCCTGTGGTTGATGCGAGAAGCGTTATATTTATCGACGTAACCAATCATTTGTCCCATTACAGTGAACACCTGAACTGCATCTGGGTCAACTGGATTATTGGGCTCACGTCTCAAAATCAAGGAATCACCCTCATCAGACATCTGCGCCGCAAATATTTCGTCTGGTTTTCGGTACAAAATGCCTTTAACAGAGAAAACGATTTCTTCAAGACAAGATTGTGGTTCAACATGCGTCACTTGATGGTTCTCTTGCGACATCTTTTTGTCAGCAGCAAAAGCCATTCTTATGATAACGCCAATGATTATCAGAACAAGAATGATTATCAGTACCTCCATAGAAACCATATAATTGAGTGTGCAAAGATACAAAAAATGGTGCGGCAAAGTTTTGGACTGGCCAAACATTTTGAGAATTATTTCAAAATTTGCTTCAATTCTTCCTTGTAGATGATGCGGATGTCGTGCCCTTTAGAACGCCAATCTTCAATCTTCTTAATCTTGCTCGGTCCGGCACCAATCCCCATCACAACGACAGTAGTCTTGCCTGAGATGGCAGTGTTGATGTCGGCACCTAATGACTGGAGACGCTTGCCGAGTTCGTTCCGGTCTGGGAATGCGATGAAGGTGCCGGTGATAACCACATTGGCATGGAAGAATACCGTGTCCTTATTCAGCACCTGGTCATCATCAAGAGGGTCGAGAGTGCTGCGCTCAAACTTTTTCGAAGCAGCCCAAGCCATTGCACCGGCAATGCCACCACTGAATGTTGTAGCCACAATCTTACCTTGGCAAGCGAGGAACACTTTTGCGCACACCATAGCGTCATTAAGGGCGTTGTGGTGTTCACCCATTGTAATGCCATATTGTTTGCAGCAAGACGACAGCGAAAGGCCGGTCATTTTATATGTGCAGTAGTTGTTATTTAGGTCAATGCCTGTGAGGGAATAGTGTTCCATACATCTACGCATGATATTGATGTCCGCACCCCTATTGTGGCAAACAATAGGCATGTCATTAATGAAAGACTTCAACAATGGAAAGAGCTGCTTAAATGTGGGAGCATCGGCAACCATGTCTAAAGTGATGCCATGAACCGAAGTGTTTAATACATCTCTGCCATCGGGAATGGGATTGATCAGCGAATAAAACTGTTGCTGAACATAACCGTTAATCACTTTCACCAGCCCGACAGCGCAAGCACTGGTGAATTCAGCCGTCATTGTCTCAAAATCGACGGCAACAAAATTCTTTATATCCATAGAAATAACCTTTGATATGCGGCAAAGATACAAAAAAAATCCCCACGGCGTGTTGGTCGTGGGGCTCAAAACTCCTACTCGAGGAGTTGTTCTCTTAAATTATTGCCATAAAAGTACTACAAAGTTTTGGAACCGCAAAATTTTTTTTGCGGATTGATGGGAGCATGGGGGTGATGGGGTGAGGGCTATGTGGGCTGTTTCGCTAATAATGCCCTTTGTAAATAGCATTTGCCATCTTGATTCTCAACAATCTTTGAAACACTTAACATATCAATTAGTATCATATAACAATGATGCAGACTCAACACATTGTCTTGTAAATCTTGATTTGACTCTAAGTCAGCAACATTCAAGCCTGCTTTTCGACAATCATCTTTTGATATGTGCCGAGAGTGAGAATAACTGTTATTATGATCGAGGAACGCATTTTTTATGTTCTCTATATCAGCAGATGGATTAATTTCTTGAATCCACTTTGTGGCAAGTGTTTCAGACCATTTCAAAGCATCTTCACATGCTGTCAAAAAGGTTGGGTTTAATTTACCTATTATTGTTTGCCATAAACCTAAAGAAGCAGGATTATTTCCAACTTCTTCAACCGCCCTCTTAAATTCATCAATAACAGCTTGACAAGCGACACCTCCCATTTGCGGATCAATAGGGCCCAGTGAAGATTGATGCCCCATAATGATTTCTTTACAAGACATAGCTATCATTGTGCCAGCAGACATCGAAATCTGAGGGACGATTGCACGAATGTCATTATTGAACATTCTCTTCAGGTATGTAACGATGCTTTCGGTAGCCGCAATATCACCACCAGGAGTGTGAAGAATCAAGTCAAGTCCTTTGGTTCGATCTAATTGGTGAATCGCATTCATGAAAGCATTTTTATCGTTATCGTTTATATCAACATTAGGTGCACCAGGATATTTAAGCCATCCTGAGTAATATGTTATTACATTCCTACCTGTGATGGCCGATATACTTTTTAAATAATTATGACGCAATTCAGTCAATTTGACCAGAGGTTGTGTATGGGTGTTAACTTGGTCAAAAATATCACTCCAACCTGGCATTATTGTACGAATGAAATTTGTTGAACATTAGAATATGTATGAGTCTCATACTTAGAATGGTCATACAGAGAGAAAATTTCAAAAGGCCGCAAAGGATCGGATCCCGATGTTGCCACCTCTTTGCTTTCGCCAATAAATTGTGCAAATTGCTCGCTCAACGGCAATTCAGTATCATTCACAATGGGTTCAATAGCATCATTTTGTAATTTTGTTGCCATAGTCGTTTTTTTTTAAAATAACGGATTATACCATCAATTATTATGATTCGAATGACGATATCAAGCAAACAAAGGTAAGCACAATAGATTAATTAATCATATCATTTAACAATTAATTAAGAATATTTTACACTTGTGTGTTTAAAACGCTAGTTCAAAACCCGTCATAGATGGAAGGAACTTTTGGGGGCATGTAGTCGGGCGAGAGCCTTCTGAGAATATCTTTGTAGGCTTCGGTCAGCATCTTCCCGAACTCGTTGTGATGGTACACGGCATCTGTATAGTGTCCGTCTTTGCCACAACGCATTTTAATGATGCCATGCTCTGCGATGTTTTTTATCGCTTCTGACGATATATTGTAATAAACAACGACCCTATAGTGGTAAAACTCCATGATTTCTCCAGTGATTGGGCTATGACCTATGCTGTCGGTCACATGGTTGAAAGTTCCCCCTCCCACACAAAAAAAATCCGCATTCCAGCGGATTTATGTTGTAGAGCATAATCGAGATAATCAATTCAAAGTATCGTTGTTTTTTTCCTTAGGCCATTTGCGCAATGCGAATACCGCAGCGACTGAGGCCATTGACACAACAAATGCTATACCTATTTTTTCATACCCAAAATAACTTAAAGCAGCCGCCAAACCAGCAACTAATAAAACGACAATAAAGCCAAGATACTGCCCACGTTTTTGGGCAGAGTTAACCCCTTTAATACTGAATTATTGTGATGCTCCATCTGACGCACCTGAAAATCATAATCTAATTGCTTCTCTGCCATAGAAAGAATACGATTGGCAGAACCAGGCAACACTTTCTCATAGCCTGCATACAATTCTGGATGTGGCAATGGTCCAGCAAAGCTTGATGACCTCTCTACACTAACAAGAGCATTTAGAAAATCTTGTTTTTTATCTGCAGGTATAACGTCAATGAACTCTTGAAGTTGAGCCGGGACACGCTCTATCTGATTGCCATCGTCTGCGCCATTGGCTGGCAAGGATTTAGGTGTATTCTGTTTCTTATCTTTATTATGTGCCATATTATCGAACTTTTAGCATGGCGCTGCTAATCGCATCGCCAACAGCACGCCATACAACGGAAAGACTTTGAGAATCGCAACCACGGTGCTTAATCAACCTATACTGCACCCTCCCAGAAGCTGGCAAGGAGGCATGCATACCCTCAATGTATGCACGACGGTATGCATAGTTTAGAGCACGATACTGCCGCATAACACGAGATGACGACTTGCGTGCAACTGATGCAGATTTGTTATTTTCCATAATCTTTTTTTATATAAAACGCAGTACCTTTAGAATTATTATATCTCGCTTTAACATCGCAAATATAAGCACTATCAATCAATCAATCACAAAATTTTAATAATATTTTGCACTTTTGTGTTGTTGAACATATTAATGTGGCAGATGAGTCTCAGTCTGACAGTACATCATAAAATAGTATGCCTTGTTTATACAGATAATCAGAATTAGTCGCCCATACTTCCACATCGGATTCCATGAATGGGACTATGGTCTTATGTGGACTTCTTGTAACCATAAGTGAGCGAACAAACTTTTCTCGCAGTTCCTTATCTGTAGGCACAATAATAATCAAATCTATCAACAAGCCTTTTTCGGTCGTAGTGCCAATGAGGCTCTTCTTTCGCTCAACAAGTTGCAATGCTTCTGTAAATGTCATAGTTATAGTAATATTGGATTGTTTATAAAGATTATTATTTCAGAAGCCGTCCCGGATGGAAGGTTTCTGTGGTGGCACATAGTCGGGAGACATCTGCTCGAGGACCTTATGGTAGGCTTCAGCAAGGTATTTGCTGAACTCGTTGCGCTTGTATACCTTATCTCTATAGAAGTCGTTGTGGCCGTAGCGAAGTTTGGCAATGCCATGTTCAGCGATGTAGTTCAATGCGGTGGTGGTGATGTGGAAGTATATCACCGTCTCGTAGTGATAGAACTCCATCAGTTCACCCGTGACTGAGCTGTGCCCCATGCTGTCGGTAACATGGTCAAACTTCTCGTCGTATGGAACCAGTACCAACACCTTGCCGTCGCCCGTTTTGAGCAGCAACGTGTCGTAATGCTCCACCGCGCCCTGCATCTCGAGTGACCACACCGTGTCAGTCGCCGTGGTATCACAAATCAGTTTAACGGCAGTCTGGTGTCTCTTATCCCACTCTATCTCGCCCACATAGCCGAGTCCGGCGAATTTGCCCCACGAAGGCAGAGCAAAGATCGTAACCAATAATATATTAACGATGAGTCTGTACATAGAAATAACGATTTAGACAGAGCAAAGATAACTCTAAATTTTAGAGTATGCAAATTCTGTGCCAAAAATTTAGGCTGCCAAGCTTCACAGCCAGGCAGCCCAGGTATGGTTATTTCTATGTAGAATAGTACGTTGCAAAGGTAAAGAATATTTTTGAGTTATCAACAAGATATTTTAGATTTCAACAATTTATTAACATTGAGCAAAAAAAAACCTCTCGGTGTGAGAGGCTAGTGGGTTAGGCGTTGTTGTGCTGGAAAGCGGTGGCGGCGAGAAATATGCCGCCCACCACCTTTGCGCCCATCTCCTCGAGATACTCAACCATGGTGCTGAAGCTCTTGCCCTTGGTAATCACATCGTCGAAGATAATCACCTTGCGTCCGTTGAAGAAACGGCGGTCGAACTTCAGGACTTGCACCTTGGAGATAGACTTGCACACCTTGTGCTCGTGAATTGCGATTCGGGAGCCTTCGACCTTGATGTGCTTGTAGGCGTTAGCCATCTGCGTTGCCTTGCACACCTCTTGAGCGAATTGCTCGTATCGCATCTGTGTTCTCTCCTCGCTGCTTGCAGGTATGCAGACGAAGGTACAGTTTTCGAGGTCAGGCATAGACTCGTCGAGTGTTGTGCTAACCCACCGGGCGACCTCTGATGAGATGGCGGTGTCGCCGTCTTTGAATTTCCACACTTTTTTGCGGATGCCCCAAGCCTTGCCATTAGCCTGAACGGTGGTAGGGATGTAGGTGTAGCGAGCAGCCATGAAGATGTTGTCATTGTTCTCGAAAGCGGAAGTGTTTGAAATGTGTACCATAACATAGAAATTTTAAGAGTGAATAATTTTTTATTTACACTGCCACGTGACGAGCAAAGAGTGAGATTGCCAGCAAGGTTTTCTCGGCTAAATACTACCCGCAGGGCTGGAGATTTCGACTGAAACAGCGCCTGACCTTGCATATCGAGCCAAGCCGTAACTTTGCGGTGTAAAAGAAAAAATTACTCTCAAAATTTGTTATGGTCCACTCACACACGACGCTGAACAATGCCACATCTGGCCGCTCGTAGCACCAGCCCCCCACCAGGCGGCAAGGAGCAGGGCACGCAGTGCGGAAATTCAGGCGACAACCGGCAAGTCCAGCGGGTGCCGTCACCGACGAATGCCCGACCCGAAACCCTTTGGATGACTGCAAGTGGAGAGAACCGCGCCGAGTAATCGCCAAGAGGCGGTGACGCTGATGGGAGCCCACAAGCCAAGGTCGAAGGGGTGAGCGCGAGAGGGGAGCAAGTCCTAAGATGCCAGTCCGTTCAACCGCCACCGAGACGGTTGCAAGATGATTATGACGATGTGACAAGGGCAAGAGCCACGGTGGTTGAGTATCTCGAGGAAATGGGCAGGTAGTGGGCAGCACCACCGCCACCGCTGCACAACAACTGTCACCGCCCACCGAGAGGCTTTGGCGAAACAAAGGTGGCGATACCATCACTGGCACCGCCACCTTCAAGTTACTATATAAATATGAAGTTTAAATATCGGATTGCTTAACTATCGCTTGGGATTGTTCTTCATGCGCTGATAGTGCTGCCATGAGCGGTCGAAGCCACGCTCACCGTCCATGACCATGAACGACTCGATGCCGTCGGCAAGGCGAGCGTTGAGTTCGTTGATGGCATCGGTCTGCCTCTCCATGGAGGCCGCCACCATCACCATCGACGTGTCATGCTGTTCGGCGGTGCGTTGCTGGCTGGCAGTCATGTCGCCCAGTATGGCACCTTGCCCGATGGCACGGCTCACATCTTCACTCGTGAGCGAACCCACCGTGTTGTTGCGCTGCGCTTGGTCTATCAGACGAAGCACAGGAAGCAACTGAGGATTCGACACAGCGTTATGGTTCGCCACGAACTCATTGGCGTGCACCACACCGGCTTCACGGCGGTTGTTTGGATCACGGCTCGTGAAGCCACCTTCGTAGTAGCCCATCTGCTGCGCTTGGTGCGACTTCTTGATGGTGGCGATTTGCAAGGCACCAGCCGCGAGAGCCATACTGGCAGCAATCGGGGCAAGAAGGTAACCAATCATCGGCACTTGCGCTGCGCTGGCATAAGCATTAATCGCAGCCATTGCTGTCGATGCCACGGCTTGCGCCATCTCGATGACCATAGCACGTTTATCATACTTGGTCTTGATTTTAGCAATCTCCTTCTCTTTCTGTTCTTCAAGTTGTTTTCTCTTCTTGTCATTGTTGCCAGCAGCGTCAATCTGCGCTTTGTAATTCTTTTCAACTTTAGCAAGTTCGAGGTCACGGCTGGCATTGGCATAGGCCGTGTAAGACTTCACGCCCTCGTTCATTATAGCGAATGCCGCCGAAGCCATATCTGCGATGCTTTTGAGTTTCTCAGGCAAGGTGCTGCCGAGATTCTCGAAGCCAGCCTTCCAAGTCTCGACGAGCGTGGTGACCATGGTTGACCACTCCGAGCCTTGACCTTTGATGAGTTCCACGACCTTGTTGTGGTAGTTCTGCGTGATCTGGAACTTGCGCGACTCATAGTCCTCTTGTGAGATAAGCCCTTGCTTGCGTGCATCCTCGAGGGCTTTCATCTGCTGCTCGTAGGTATCTTTGGCATCGTCGAAATCTTGATTCTTGGCTTTTGTGCCGGTCTTAGAGTTCACCTCGTCACGATACTTTTTCTCGATTGCAGCACGAGCTTCCTGGTATTCCTCCTCATTGAGCAGTTTTTGGTCGTAGAGTTGCTTTGCAACGCGCAGTACCGCATCCATCCGAGTCTTTGCGCCTTGCTGCGAATAGATGTATAGCCAAGCAGACATGTTTTGCTCCATCTGCTTGCGTTGGCGCAATTCTTCCTCTTTGGCAGCTTTGTCAAGGGCCTTTTCTGCGTCGAGCCATTCTTTAGAACCCTCTTTATGGATTTTCATAACCTCTTGCAGATAGTCGAGTTCAAGTTTAGCGCGACGGTCGTTGAGCCATTGTTGGTTGTGAAAAGCCTCTTTGTTATCGGGGTTGTAAAACTCCATTTCAGCATCAAGCTTTGCTTGGTCACGGCGTTGTTGAGCAGCGGTGATTTGGATTTGAGTCATCTGCTGCTCATGCTTTGTCTTAGCCTCCTCGAGTTTTTTAGCATCTTTGGCATAGTCATCACTTTCAGCCTTGCCAAAAGCCTCATAGGTATCGAGTCGAGAGTTCCAAAACTCCTCCTCGATATTAGCCATGCGGTCGAGATATTCATAGTAGCCGAGCTCACCGGCTTTGTAGAGTCGCAACGCTTCTGTTTCAGCCCTGGCACGGTCTTCGATCGTATCTTTAAGAGCTTGCTCGTATTCCTGTTTAGCCACACGATCCGCAAGGCGTTTAGCTTTAGCAGCGTCTTGCTCTTTTTTGCGTTGTGCAGCACGAGCTTCACGTTCTTTCTTCTTGCGCTCGGCCTCAGCCTTACGCTCATCCTTTTCATCAGGAGGAGTAAATGTAGAGCCGCCACCACCGCCATGGGAACCGCCACCACCGCCGCCACCTGACTCGCCAGAACCACCAGTAGGTGCGATGTCGCTTCTTGGCGAGGCAGGTCGGCCAGTGTCTTGCCTATACCAGTCTTTGCCATACTCATCCTTGAGGGCTTGCATGGCAGCGGAGGTATATTTGAGTTTACTGTTGACATCATCAAGCTTGGATTCAAGACGGCTAAGAGCCACTTTATTCCCGACAATACGCCCAAAAGTAATACCCGCTTGGTCTTCAGGATTAACACCTGGAGTATACGGGTTTTCTCTCATATCTTTGTAATCTTCCTCTTGGCGTTTCTTCTCTTCCTCGATTTCCTTCTCGAGTTTTTTCTTCTCCATCACCAAGCCTGCACGCTCTTTGCCATACTCCTTGAATTTCTCCTTAGCACCCTCAACTTCGTAGAGATGAATGAGGCTGTCAATATAGGCATCAAGAGCTTGTTTAGAATAGCTGAACGCACAAGTGGTGGCATCAATTTTACCATTGAAGCCAGGGATGGTTTTATTCAGTTTGTCAACGGCAGCCTTTTGGTCTTTATAGGATTGAGTTGTGTCGTTGGCTTTGGCAATGAGGATTTCGAGTTCAGTCTGCTCATCCACAATTTTCTTGCGAGCTTGGTCACGCACATCATTCAGTGCCTCCTCAGCCGCTTTAGCCTCGGTGAGGCCTCTGTTGTGGTCAATTAGCAGACCGATAACCAATCCAAGAGCAGCGGCGAGAGCGCCATAAGGATTGGTAGCAATCACGGTCCATAGTCGTTTGAATGCAGGGATAATATAGTTCACCCAATAATATTGGACTTGAAAAGCTATATTAGATGCATTAACGACGACGGTGTAAGCCACAATAACTGCTGTAGTGGATATAATAGTGGCAGCATACTCACTGATGAAAGAAATGGTAGATGACAGCACATGCATCATAGCACTTGTGCCTGTGATGGCGTACTTCATGGCCGGAGCCAGTTTCTGCCCCAGCTCCACCGCCATTTCGTGGAAACCCTTTTTAGCTTTGTCAAGGTTGGCTTGAACGGTATTGTTCTGTATGTTGTACTCTTTTGTGACTGAAGTACCCTCTTTGAAAGCCACATTAGCAGCATGTTGCTGCTGCTTCACCTTGTCGATGTTACCGGCAAGAGCGGCGATGACCGCCGATGCACGTGCACCATCGGTGCCCATAGCGTCAAAAATAGGTGCCAGTGCACTGATGTCGCCCAGCGAGTGCAGCCGTTCAAGCAGCATCAGCAGAGCCTCGTTGGTGTCCTCTTTCAGCACCTTGCTGAACGCTTGCAAGTCCATGCCGGTCGCCTTGGCTATCTTGGCAGGGGCTTGGAACAGTTTCATAATGAGTTGCGAGAGGGCAGTGGAACTCATCTCAACCAGCTGACCTTGCGATTCGAGCACGGCAGCGAAGCCCATAATCTCAGGGATGGTCATGTTTGCCTGCTTACCAACACCGGCAAGGCGTTGGGCGAAGTTGGCCAAATATGGAGCCGAAGCAGTACAGTTCTGCGACAGCTCATTGATGACCGAGCCCACGGCGAGCAGTGACTGCTCCACACCGAGGCGGTCTTTATCGCCGAAGATGTCTGTCAGTTTCGAGAGCGTCAGCGTAGCACCCTCGCCAAGATCATCAAGAGCAACATTGATTTGGTTGGCAGCTGTGACGAAGCCAAGCACATCTTCTTGGCTCTGTAGACCCAAACGACCAGCCTCTTGTGCCAGTTTGTTTAAGTCTTCACGGCTGGTGCGAGTGTCCATCTTCTTGAACGACTCGTTGAGCTTCTCAACTTCCTCTTCTGTCATGCCGGTGAATTTGCGCACATTCGCCATTTCGGCCTCCATATCGGCATAGGCTTGCACCGCTTGGCGTGCGGTGAAAACCAAGCCGGTAAAAGCAGCGGCAGCACTGGCTATGCTCATGCCCCACTCATTCACTTTGCGGTTGATGCGAGAGAGCAGCCCTTCATGCTCCCGGAGTTCGGCATCCACAGTTTTTATTTCGGCCTTCACCCGTTTGATGGCTTCAACGTGGCGTTTCCAAGCATCAGAACCTCTCTCAATATGATTGAGGTCGTTTTGAAGTTGTTTAAGCACCATCCGAAGTTCTTTAGGGGAAGCAGAGTTAAGTTTCTTCAATGCCGCTTCGCACTTTTGTGCGTTAGTGCGTGCGGTATTCATCTGGCGATTAACTTTCTTAATATCCTTCTCCACCTTAACGAGACCGGCAGTGTTGCCAGTACGCTCAAACTCGGCCTTCTTCTTGTTGAGGGTCGAAAGTTGGTTTTCCAGTTCGGCGAGTCGACGCTTCACAGACTGGCTGTTAACCTCAATGTTAACTGTTGCATTTGTTGATATATCAGGCATAATCGTTGCTTTTTGTGTAAAGTTAAACCAATGCGGAAGTCTATAAAAAGACTACCACCGCTCTCATTTTCGAGTCACGAAAATGGTTTATCTCGTGGGTCGTAGAAGTTTCTGTAATAGGGAAATTACCCTATTTTAGATGCGACCCACGAGGGGTAAAAGCGAAGTCCTTCGCTACTCAAGCGAGCAAAACCCTTAACAAATAGGGTGTTGCGAGCGCAATTTGACCGCAAACTTGCGGTCAGAACGAAAGTTCTGCCCCCACTGCCCTACGCCACCGAGCCGCTTACCGCCTTAAGGTCGGCGGAATATGCCAGCGGTCGCTCGCCGTGCGCCCATGGGCGTTTTCGGAGTGCCGTGGTGAGTCAATTACCACCCCAATCAGAATGAAGAAGTCACCTGCACCGAGTGCGAGGACTGCGGCATCTTCTCGCACCCGATGCAGAGCGTGTCAAATGCATCGCTTCCATCGGTGCGAGCCTCCAGTTTGTCTTCCTCGGTCTCGGCAAGCTTCTCGCCACGCTTATCCTTGTTGCCATTGTACACGCCAGCGGTCTGTACGCTCACAAGCAAGTCCTCATTGTTCTCACGGTTGAACATCGGGCGCAGACGAGCATGGCCAGCCATCATGCGGTTGATGAGCAGCTGCTTCTCGATGTGGTGCATAGGTCTACCTATATACACATCACGCACACGCCATCCGCGAGTTTTGAACTCGTTGATGATGACCCAACGGAAATCCTCACGGTTCACTGCATAGTTAGAGCCAAGCGCCGTGCTGTCATAATAGAACACGACCTCACGACGCTTGTGGAGTCGATAGTACTTGCAGAAGTCATCAATCAGTTCAGGCAGCTTGCGCTCGAACTTGACGAAGAAAGACTTGAGGATTAGCAGCTGTGCCTTGCGAGGTTGCCCCACCACAAGCCAGTTGATATTGGCGTTGTAGTCGAAAGCGATACACAACGGCTGGTTGAAGTCCACATCAGCATCGGCAAGAGAAGAAGGCTCCTTAATCTTATCGAACTGATATTCCAGGTTATCGAGGTACGAGAAGTTGGTGGCACTGTACTTGTTGCTCTCTGTCATCGAGGAATAGAAGCCATCACGAGCAATGCCGATGCGTTTGCAGAGTACCGAGGTCTGGAATGTCAAGGGCGGCAGGTCACGCTTCAGCTGGTTGATGAATGCCTCGCCCAGCACCTGCATATTGTAGATAGTCGATGCCTCACGGTAGTAGGTGGCCACCGAGCGCATACGGCACAGGTCACGGTTGAGCGTGCGCAACTGCGACCGCAGCCAAGCAGGGATAGTCTTGCCTTGAGCAATCATGGCTTTAATCTTCTGCTCCACACGCCACACCTCATAGACCGTGGCTTGAATAAGCTGGATAAGTTCAGGGTCGCACTTGTGTTCATACTCCAGGAACCACGAGCCCTTCTTGGTCACAGGCATATCACTGGTAATCAGCATGCCGTGGTGGAAGTAGTGCTTGCCGAAGTATTGGCGGTTGCCTCGGTTGGCTGGCAGCGTCTCGTCTTTCAGCTGCTCGAAGTCGATGAACTTAGCTTCATCGATGTCGAGCGCGTCGTAAGACTGAGAGTTCGATGTGCCGCTTCGGTCCTGTGATATGATGAAGCCAATGCTGCCGTTGTAGAACGACAGCACATTCTCATAGTTCTCAGGACGGAAGATAGGCTCGGGCCAATGCCAAGCTTTAGGAGGCTTGATGCCAATACACCAATGCACGTTGCGCAGGTAGCCCAGTTTCTCCCAATGCACCAACATCGACGGCAGCGTGTTGGTGAGCGCACGCTTGCAGTTGGGAGAAACGATGCCAGTGATGCTGCCAGGCATGCGCTGCATGTTGCGCAAGTTCCACATGGCATGCACCACACCCTTGCCCAATGCACGTCCAGCGCATAGGATGGTATCCTTTGCGCCGGTATAGATAACCTCGTTCTGAATGTCGTTCAAGTAGAACGGCTGTGGTTCAATCGGCTGCTTCATCCTGTTTCGGCTTTGGTTTGAATATATCATCCTCATTGAACTCAACCGCCTCAAACTCCACTTCTTCGATTTCCTCGTTCCAGTACGAGGCAATCTTCTTCTGAATCTTCTCGCGGATGTTAGGCACCGGTTTGAAGCCAGCCACCGACGGGTCATCAGTCGGCTTGAACGGCTGAATGATAATTTTATCGAAGCCACGATCAACGAGGTCTTCTTTGTCTAGCTGGGTGTATTTGGCATACTTATCGGCAGCTGCCACCATACTCTTAGCATCACGGTTGATGCGTGCCATCTCATAGGCAGCACTCACCATCTCGATGAAACGGTAGCGGTGATATTCCTTGGTGGACTTCTGCAAGTCACCCAACAGAGCCTTCACCAAGCGCAGGTCGGCGTAGGCTTGCGTCGCTTGCAGCTCATACACCTTTTGGATGTATGCCACCAAGTCACGATCTTTGGTGAGCGGAAACTTCAGCCAATAGTTGTATATGTCACGCAGCCGAATCAGATGGCGTTGCGTGACTGCTGGCAGACCGGCAGCCTCCATTTTGCTGACATCAGCAAAAAGGTAGTCTTTGGCTGTATCGAGGATAGCTGGTATCATAGATCTTCGTCAGCTTGCATATCGCGCAGGTAAGCACTGGTGAGCTGCACCGCCAGTGGCGAGCCCACCTCAGCCAGTTCAATCTCCTGCTTACGCAGTTTGTGGGCAGTCTCGGCCTTAGCCTTGAAATACACCTTTCGCACCGGTGAAGACTTGTCGTTGATGGCGAGCCGCAGCATGTCCTCATCGATGTCAAGCAGGGCGGCTATCTCGCTGATGGGCGTTAGAGCGGCAGCCAGTTCAGCGATGCGGCCTAGCATATCTTGGTCAAAGCCTGTCGAGAGGTAGTGCAGAAGCTTTGAGTTGTAGGAATCCATTTGCGATATATTGATAAATCTCTAAATCAGTAGTAATGATGCCGCATTCGGTGCGGTTGCCTTGTGTCTGATTCTGCGAGGTCACAATGGTCACATTATTATGATCATTGTGAAGCAGCACCACTTTGCTGTGGTTCTCGCAGAGATAGACATTATCGCAGACCGACTTGATAAAGCCAGCGATAAGAGCAGTCTTTCGGCTTGCTTTCAGGTCAACATAGAGTGAGCACGAAATCACCAAGCCGTTATTCTTCAAGCGGTGCAATCGGCGCAAGAAACCATCGCTCGTAGAGAAGGTGGAGATGGTGAGTGCCGCCGGTCCGATTTGTTGTAACACCTGGGCAATCACGTCTGCGAGCTGTAAACGGTTGTCAAAATAAGCCTGGCAGGGCGTTGTTGACAATGGTTTCAGGTGATTGACCTCACGCTTCGGCATTGTCATCAATGACTATGCCAAGCTTCTTCAATTCCGCAGTAACCGCAGCGCCGATAACGCCGCCGTTCTCTCGTATCACTTCGATACAAGAGATGATCTTCTGTCGAGCAGTCTCGGCCCGCTCAGTGCCTTCGCCTGCCTTGGCAAGAATTTTCTTATACTTGGTGAGCGTTTTCCGTGCCGCGTTAATCTTGCGCTGCGCTTCATCGCTGTTGGTGTTGTCTGTGGCGGCAGCCACAGGCTCACCCGAAGCTACGAAGTTATCATACTGCTCAAGATTGGCGCGGTACCGACGGTCGGCATCATCCAGTATCTTCACATACTCGTATCGGTCGCACGGTTGTGCTTTCTCCATAGTCTTCAGCTGTTCAAAAACATTCTTGATGGTTTTGTACAGCTGGAGGTTGTTGTTCCATAGCGCTTGCACTTCAGGCGGCAGCAAGTCGTGGTCGGCACGTCGCCCTGTCGCTACCTTAGCCTCGGGCAGCTCATCGTCGGTAGAGATGACTGCCGGAGGTGTGGCAAGCGTTTTCTTTGCTGCTGGAATCACTTGTGCCTCCAGCTTGATGACGTCCGCACGGGTAAGTCCATCGAGACGGATGCGCAAGTGTTTCCGAAGCTCGTACTCCAATTTTTCGGCGAACTTATCAGGCCGACGCAGAATGTTGGCATAGAGGAAGCGGTTGTTGTTCAGCCGCAGCAGCATCATTGCGCCAGCAGGTATGTCGCGTTGCTCTCGTGGCGTGTTCAGCCAATCAGTAAGTTGTTCAGTGATTTTGTTGTCCATAATGTGAGATAATTAAAAAGGTCGGGCAGTCCAGGCCACTGTTAGCGACTGGTGCCCGACCTGGGGAAGGGATCCATCCTAGGCTACGCCGTTAGCTGAACGCAATAAGTTATCCACCTGCTGCGATAGGCGAGCCATTAGCGCCGCTGATATCACCGTCTTCGGTCTCAATCTTGCCGGTGTAGAAAGGCGAAGGCATGATGTCGGTCACAGCCACATTGATGGTTGTTCCGCTGGCATCGGTCTCGGCACTACCGCTCTCCTGTGAGGGAGTGGTGTTAGTCTCGAACATTGAGTTGCCAAGCACTCGGTACTGACCATCACGTTGTGGCCACAAGTACACGATATCGTCTGCATTAGCCTGTCGGCAGAAAGCAGCAGCTTCGGCATTGTTGCCCGGGTACTTGAACACGCCAGTGTTGTTGAAAGTCTTGCTGGGTGCTTCACCTTGGCTTTCGCTGTTCACATTAGATGCGCTCGCCACGATGTCGATTTTCTTCCATTTAGCATCTGCCTTGAGTACAAAGTTCTCGCTGATGGTTGCAAGTGCTCCCATAGTACCTTCGCTGGGTACTGTGTTGGGAGGAGTTGGGAACGTCACAATATCGCTCTTTGCGATATAGAAGATGTGTGGGCGCAGACCGGGCAGCACGGTAGTGCCTTTGCAGTGCACCAGTGATTCGTAGAGCGCGGTCGATGCGCAAGTATTAGTATTTGCCATAATTCAGTCTCCTTTCTTAACCATTATATAGTTTGCCCACGAGCAGGCGTTCCTTGTTGATACTCTCAAACTGCACACCAAAGAACATGGTGGCAATGTACTGCAGCACAAATGCCTCATGCTTTTCGATGGTGATGTCCTCTTCTTCGCCCTCCTGATTCACGCCCACGAGCATGTTGGCTTGTGTGGTGAGATGGATGTAAGGAGAGTTGGCCTTGTTATACAGAGGCACGAAGCTCACATTCTCAAAGCCCTCAACCACGGTCTTCTTGTACTCGGTGTTGTAGGGGATAGCACCCACGGTAGCCTGATAGTCTTTGAGGTAAGCACGGTAGATGCCTGGTGAGCAGAACAGCTTCACTTGCTGACCGGCATCCACGAGCAGCTCGCTGGCGGCCTCACAGAATGCCTTGATCATGTCAACTGCATTGCTTGCAGTGATTGCTTCGCTGAACTCAAAGAGGTTGCCAATGCCCGATGAAATTTTACTGCCGGTAATTTCGTTTGCAGTGATGGTATCGAAACCATCAAACAAATCTGCACTTGTAGTGCCGCTGTCGTTACGTTTAGCATCCCAGATGTGCGACTGCAAGTTGCCACCGAGTTTAGCTGTCAGATAAGAGAGCACTCGCAAGGCGATATCCACGTTTTTCAGATTCTCACCTTTGGTGACTGCGCTGTCATAGATAGACTTGACCACGCTGTTAGGCGAGAACTTCTTCACCACGCTACCCAGGAAGGTGTAGAGCGTGCGTCCCTTGATGTTCATGCCATCGTTGTCGATGCGGGTCTCGCTGTAGGGGCCCAGGTCGATGTTGCCAGTGAGCTCGCCCACAGTCTCCGCATAGCGGATGCCACGACGCACGGTCATGTGCTGCACGGTCTCCTGCATGGCGTGCACAGGCATTTGAAGCAGTTCTTTGCGGAATTTGTGGCCGCTCAGAGCAAGAGCTTCAGGAGTGATTGTCATTTGTCCCATATTAAATCAGGTCTTTGATAGAGTTAAACATGTCTTTGCTGGTGCGAGGTTGGTTGTCTGTGTCAGCTTCGTCAACCTTAATCGTCTCGTCTGCAGGAGCAGCTTGCAGGTTCTTAACCTGCTGCTCGAGGTTGTCAATAGTGTTGCCGCGCTCGGCGATGGTGTTGGCATCGTCAGAGTGTTGCGACTCGAGCTCATTCAGGCGGTCTTCAATCGCCTGCATCTGTTCGGCAGTGAGAGTCACTGAGCCGTCTTTGCTGGCGAGAGAGTCAACCTTGAGCACGCTCGCCACGGTTTTGAATTCTTTGTCCATATACAATTGATTTGAGCTGGTGTCTTCACACGCAGCGAGTTTATCTTTGGGAGTAATCATGTCCTTGATAGCCTTCAAGGAGTCGAATATTGCTTGCAGCATACCGCCACGGTCGGGTTGTATTTTCAGCCCGGTGAGTGGCAGCCCTGCAGCGTTGAATTTCTTGGCGAGCGCGTTGGTCAGTTCCGGTGCTTCATCATCGTCTTCAAGGATCTCATCGATGAAGCCCCAGTCAAGAGCCTCTTGTGCGGTGAGCCACTTGCTCTCTTTGAGCAGATCGAGAAGATCTTCTTGCGAGTGGTTTTTGCAGCGCGAGGCGTACATGGCGGCAAGCACAGTGTCAATCTTCGCATTCTCCTCCATGTTCTTCTTCAGCTGGTCGATGAGTGCCTCCAGATCAGAGGCATTCATCTGATTCCACACAAACACCTCGTTGGAGCATTGATGCACCAGAAACAGCGCATATTTGCCCATAACAATGTGCTTGGCACCCATAGCGATGATCGTGGCAGCACTTGCCACGAAGCCATGCAGGTAGGCGGTCACGTCGCCGTGGTCGATGAATTGTTGGCGGATGTCAAGTCCATCGTACAGCGAGCCGCCGAGTGAAGATATCTTCACGTCAACGTGCTGGTCGGCGTACTCCGACAGGCGGTTGCGAATCTGTCTTTTGCTATTGCCCCACCAGCCGCCGATGTAATCGTCAATAATAAGTTGGTAGTCCATTGTAAGATAATTTGTTGCAAAGATAATTGGGTTAACAAAAGTGCAAAAATACTGATCAAGCCTTAATTTTAAGGATATTCAGCGGTGTTTGCCACGATACAGTGATTTTCTTTCCGCTTTGCGATGTTGCTTTGTCGGGAAAGTCATTAGCAACAGTTGTAACCGGGAATGGTTGCTCGGTTGTGCCGATAAGGTATTGATCGCCGGTGACGGTAGTAATGCGCCATGCCAGTCTTCGGTTGTCAACAGCAAAGTCGCTAGTTGTGCGAGCTGTAAGCTTGACAGTAGTCAAACGGCTGCCATTGTCAACTGTTTGACTCACTTCCACATCTGCAAGCCCAACCAGGCACAATTCAATAAAGTTGCGCCAGTATTTTAGAGCGGTCCCATTATTGCCAAGCAGCACCATGTTGCTCAGATAACGAGTTTCAATGAACTCGACTCGGTAGATGTTCTGTAATAGTTGTGTCATATTGTTTAAGTTTGTGCAGAGTTGTGCGGAGTTGTGCAAGGTTGTTCACGTTTCCGAAAATCAAGGGTCTTTGTCTGAATTATTTCGGGTGAAATTTTGCAGATTGATGCCTCTTTTTTTGTAAGCCTCGCGTATGCGGTAGTATTTCTGTCTGACCGTCTCCACACGGTCAAGACCGATGCCGTGCATTTCGCACCAGGCTGCGATGCGTGTGTTCACACCAATGTTGATGGAGTCAATAGGGCGCAGCTCGTTCCACAGATTGCGCGTGAATAAGTCCATGATAGCTTCACGCACGGCTTTCTTGCCGCTATCGGTCATATAGTTGTAGCTCTCTGGAGGCTTGGCTTTGCTGTCGGGAATAGATATTGGTGTCATACCTTCGGCAGCAGTTTCAGGCTTTTCGCCCTCTGGTGTCTGCTGGATGAAGGCACGGATCACTGCGTTCTCATTCGAGCCGTTCGGAAATCGAACAGGGCAGCCCAGTGAGTTGGTCAGCCACTCACTGATATATTTTTCAAGCTTTATATAGATGACGAATTGGCTCATAGACACCGCAAAGGTACTAATTTTATTGGATTCGGCATCATCTTGACGAAAACAAAAAAATATCTTTGGCGAACATATTTTCAGAGCTACATGCGCTACAATCGCCAACAAAACCATAAAGCATTGAAAAAGAGTAAAATATAAAAACTACAATATAATTGGAGAGTGCTACATTTGTAGTATTTGTATATGATATGTAGTAAAAGTCTATAATATGTAGTAAAATGTAGCGCGTTGTAGCGCATTGTAGTCGGTGTGTAGTTTGCTTAAATCGTTGTTTTTCTGCATTGTAGCCTCTGTAGCTTATGTAGCAGACAAAACCACCTCAAAAAAATAAAGTGTTTTGCTCACGGCAGACAAAAAGCCCCACGGCCGTGGGGACCGTGGGGCGCAAGTCTGCAAATGGTCGTAAGTGTGTCAAATCAAACGAGACGCAGACTTGAAAATTCTCTACCCAGTTGGTGAATGCCAGCCTCTATTTTGCAAAGTTGTGCATCGCTGATGTATGTGCCCCCGCGCTTGTATTGGCGCAAAAGGCTGTCGTTGATGCCTACCATCTTGGCGAAGGCACTTACATTGATTACACTATAGTATTCAAAAAGAGAGCTCACGTCAAAGTAGAACTCTGGTTCTTCGGTCAGTTCAACGGGTACAGGTTGAGCATCCTCTTTATAGGACTCAATGATTTCCTCGATGGAATTCATGAAGTCGCTCTTGGCTTCGGCAACAGTGTCACCGGTGCCGATGAGTTGCACCATGTCACCCGTCGTGTTGTAGGCGATATATGTGCCGTCGCTTTGTTTCTCAATTTGAACTTTCATAAGAGTATCGTTTAATCGTTAATAATCTATTTAATGAGGGGGGGGAGGGTTGCTCCCCCTTTCTTTTAGAACCCGATGACTTGTTTCAGTCGCTTCATCAATCCTGGTCTGACCTCTTGGCTCCAGTGTCGCTCAATTTGGATTTTTACACCTGTCGTCGGGTTGACGTACTCATCATGTTTCTTGCCGTGCTTCTTAAACTCGAAGCCATGTTCAACGGCGATTTTCTTAAGTTCTGACCATTTCATATTAGTCGTTCGTTTGATTTGACAATGTAAAGATATAACAAAAACGTGATATAACAAAATTATTATACATTTTTTCAAGAAAAGTGCTTTTTTTCTCTCGACAATCAAGTTTTAGTAAGGAATGATCTGCTGTTTTGGCTCTGGGCGTGGTTCTTCGAGGTCATCTTCCACACCACTGGCAACCACTTCCAGGTTGATGCCATAATTGTCACGAACCATTTCATAGTCGAAGCAATATGCACGGTCAACGCTGTCAGTGGTCTTCAGTTTATCGTTGCCCCATTCGTCTTTTTCAACGGTAGTTTCGTGCCGCCCGTCGATGATGTTTTTGAACCTCACAGAGCGTTTCAACCCTATATACTCTTTCGAGTTCTCAAGGTAGTATGCCAGTGTTTCGGCTGGCAAAGTTGTATCACCAACTTGCTTGCCGTTGCGTTTGTATAGCATGAACAACCTGTTTTTGCGCAGCAGCAACACCGGTCGTGCCCTGGACCACTCAATAACATTGGTCGTGTCACATTTGAAGCGTGAGACATACCTAATTTTGAAGTCGCTGTCCTTGAATATCTGACCGTCTTGCATAAGATATGCCACCACATTCCAAAAGTTTGACAGTTCATTACTTGACTTGCACTCGCTATTTTGCATCAGCACATGGTCAACGCATATCTTAAGCAGGTCGTTGTATTCAAGAGGCAGGTCAAGCACTCCGCTGAGCGTGCGGAAGGCTGCCAGTGGTACACACCAGTTCCGCAAGATGCGGTCTTGCACATCCTCATGTCGAGTGTTTTCAACTATATCACTGAACGCAGTGTTATAGTTGCCGACAAATTCAGCCTCAAACTTCGCGCGATGTTTGAGGATCTGCAAAGTGATATGCGATAAGCCACGCTTTCGGATTTCTTTTAGTTCCTCGAATTTTTGCTTTGCTTCATCGCTGAACACACTTTTGTTGAATGTGAGGAATATCACACGGGTGAACAATGCGATATCAGCGGTCGGCATTTCCTGACCGCTAAGGATAACACCACAGTCAACGGAAGTTATCTCACGTTTCTTTTCCTCCCAATTCATGCGGCTTCTACCGCTGCCATCCCATAGACCTTTCAAGAATTCAATCTTTAGGTAGTCGATTCCGTTCTTGTATTCATCAATATGTACAAGGGCATTGGCGCATTGGGCAACAATCTCACCCATTGCTGGCACTGTAGAGTTCTGAATGTTTGGCGGTGTGTTATCGATGATAAAGAATGACATCAGCGAGTGACCCAGCTCGCTCTTACCTGAGCCGACAGGGCCGAATAGGTTGAGGATAGGGAAAGCTTTTGTGAACCCAGCAACAACATCACGAAACAAAGTTGCCAGCAAGAAGCAGATGCCGACTTTGGCATTGTCTCCAAAAACATCTATGAGTTTGACGGCATAGTCTCTAAGTGATATGCCATTCAGAGCCAGGTGAACAAACTGCCGTTCAAAGGCGAAATACTTTTGGTTGTCACGATAGATAAGGCTGTTTGATGGCAGATAGAAGTTGCCCAATTCATCACCAAGGCGGACAATGCCATAATCATCTGTGGTATGCCAGTTGCCATTGTAGAAGCAGCCATTGCCATAAGCAAAAAAGCCTTTGCTTTGCCAACCTAATTGTGTTATCTCAATGGCTGTTTCAGTCTTTTCATAGAGGAACATTTTCAATTTAGTGAGGTGTTCTTCTTTAGCCAACCAGATGAAGTTGCCAAGACCCTCAATTTTCTGCCTGAACTTACCGAGTGATGATAACTCATCTTGTTTGAGTTCTATAATTTCAGATATGCCTCGATAGTTTGTGATGCGGTAGAGTCGTTTAGGCAGTAATGGGTCTTTGATGTGAAACATCGGCTCCATTACAAAGTTGCTCCATTGGCACTCTCCATCCTTGCCGATAGACCAGTAGCAGTGGCCACTCTCGTAAAACCCATATTTAGCCAGCAGCTCTTTGTTGAGAAGTTGTGCTTTGTCAGCCGAAACTTTCTCCTCTTTGTTCGCCTTGCGAGCTGCATTCAGTGCAGACTTCCACAAAGCTTTGTCGGGGTATAGCTTCTGCAGTTGCTTCAAAAGCATCTGCACCTTGACATCATCATGAATGATGGCCAATAGGTTTGTCAGCTCATTCACCACGGCACTCTTGGCTTCGACCGTCTCGCAAGGTTCAAAGAGAATTTCGGCATACCACACTATGAAGTCTTTCTCCTCGATGGCAGCGAGCACGGCACCGCTAGTTATATAGCTGTCGGGGTCACGTTTCTCGTCAGGATCCTCTGGGATTTCTTTGACGGTGACACCCAAGCCGGCTTTCAGTGCTATCATGCCATTGGCGCACACGAACTTCTTCCCTGCACCCATCTTCTCGCCGTGCTTTGGTGGGTCAGCGTCAGGGATGAAGCAGACCCGGTTGGCGTGTTTGTGCAGCTGCTCGAAGTGTGCGGCACTCCATGCACCGCCCAGCGAGGCTACCGTGTTGGTTATGCCGATGCTTTGCAGCTTGATGACATCTGGTGCACCTTCCACGAGGTAGAATCTATCCTCTTTGCGTGCTGTTGTGATAGCGTTGTCTATGCCGAAGATAGTTTCTTTCTTCTCATAGACTGCGCTTGTAGGACTGTTGATATATTTAGCCTTGCTCTCACCCAGTGCGCGAGCGGTAAAGCCGATGATGCGCCTGAATCTGTCACGAATTGGAATCATAAGCCGGTCACGGTAGAAATCATAGATGTCACCGTGTTCACCTCTGCGAAGCAAGCCAAGTTCTATCATCAACTCAATGGGCTGCCCAGCCGGTTTCGCTGCCTGGTAAAGCGAGTCACGTGTCCCGTCAGCGAAGCCAATACCGTTCTCTGCAACATATTCAGCGCCCCAGCCGCGACTTTCGACTGCATAGTTCAGTGCAAACTTCGCCTTGTCGTTGTCTGCTGTAATGGCTTTGACGTAGAATTGGCCAGCCCATTGATTGATGGCAAGCATAGCTTCTCGCTTTTGCTGTGCCTGTATTTCTTCTGCAGTGCGAATGTCGCGTGTATCTTCTATTTTGATCCCGTAGAGCTGTGCAAGGTCTTTAACTGCCTCGGGGAAGGTGAGGTGTTTATACTTCATCACGAAGTTAATCACGTCGCCACCGTTGTCCCCCTGGGGGCACCCCCCGAAGCAATGCCATGTTTGAGTGCGCGGGTTGACATGGAACGATGGCGTGCGCTCGTTGTGGAACGGGCAACAAGCCTTATTGCCCCGACCCAATGAACCCATGCATCTTTCTACGACATCAACAATGTCGGCCCGGTTCAGAACTTTTTCTATATCTCTCTCGCTGATCATGGACTCATAGACTGATATTAAAGTTATACAAATCGCCATTGGCTGTGCCGTTGGCGTTCATGCACACACCGAAACAATTCCACCTTACACGGCGCTTACGCTTGCGGTAAACACCTCGCACCTTGTGTTTGGTGGGCTGCATGATTGTCCCGATAACAACATTGACCCAACCGTCTTCGAGGTAGATTTCTTCAAATTCAATATCATCTCGTCTTCTGATGGCTTTTTCCCAATCAGCTATTTTATGGCCTATATATCCCATATCAGTCTTGGTCTTTAAAGTGAGCTATAATCTGGTTTGTATGCTTGAAATGCAGTCGCGCTTTGATATTGGCCATATGGCGTGAAACGGTATATACTGATATCATAAGCTCATTGGCTACCTCGAGTTTGTCATAGCCTCTGCCTAAAAGCAGTGCAACTTCTCGCTCTCGAGGCGAGAGTGTGGACTGTAGTCGGGGGCGACAAACGCAACCCTCAAGCCGGCACTCTCCACGCATGGGGCATTTCACTTCCTCTATGTGCAAGCCACCCATGGCATCGACATCGGCATGTAGTGCGTCGTATTCGCCAAAATTACAGCGGATAAAGCGGTGCACAATGCGGTATTCATAGAATGAGCGGTGGCGCTCGCTGGTAGAGTAGAGTTCGCTTAGTGCTTTGAAAGCATCTGGGTAGAGCTCTTTTATGGTCACAATCATCTCTTCGATGAGTGGTCTGCATGACTCATCGAGTATAAACATCGGTTTGCCCTCGGGCTTGCAACACACCGAACCATCAGGCGTGTTGTAAAATTCAATTTTCTCGATCAT